TAATTTCAAATGTATTAGTTGTTTTATTTAAAACTTCAAACGTGTTGTCTGTAAAATCAGATGTTGCGTAACCTGAACTTGTTGGAACCGTTACTGATGAAAATGTTATATACCTTCCGTCTGATAAACCATGTGCTGTTTTATTGACAGTAACCGTTGGAGATCCAGATGTTGCATCAAAAGTAGCTCCCGTAATAGCCGTAGCCAATGGCGTAATATCATAAAACTCTTGTTCGTAGTATAGAAATAAACCTTGAGACGTACCAATTGCTACATATTTTTCCCCTGCAATGCTTGTCCAAGCATGTTGAGCACGTGCTACTCCAGGTAAAGTATTATTAGAATTTGTAAGTTGTGACCATCCACCTATTTTTTCAGGTAATCCATACCTAAATCTAACAAAATCTCCATCAACCCATTGAGATTCAGCCCCTGATTCAGTGGCTTGTTTGTTAAAACCAGGCTTGAAATTTAATTTTTGTAGCATATAATGCTTTATATATTAATTATGAATATAATGAAAGAAACAAAAAGTATGTCTTACGACCATAAAATATCAGATTTAAAGTATAGGATCAATGGTTTAGTTCCTAAGAATGTATGCCAAAAAATAATAAATATATTTGAAAAATACCCTGAGTTTCATTTTACAGAAGAAAGCTATAAACATAAAAATGCAAATGGTTTTATACCATTAGTTGGTAATTCAGTAGTTATAGTTAAAGCTCCTTTAGAACATAAAGTAACACCTGTTATGAAACCAACAGTTCCTAGAAAAACAATTCAAATATTTATAAACAATGGAAAAAACAATGGAAAAAACAGTTAGTATAAATAATTTTATTGGTGTGTATGATAATTACATTACTAAAGAAGAATGTGACAAAGCTATTAAACTATATGAAGATCAAAATAAATTTAATAATACGATAAATAGAATAGGCGGAGAACAATCATCTATATTACAAAAACAAGACCAACAATTTTTTGCAGCACCTAATAATATCAATGTTTGGTGGGAATCTGTAAAACCTATGATGGTTAACTTTGATCTAGCTTGGAATCATTATGTAAAAAATGTGGGTGCACTTGATGCTTATGATGGAGGACCTTTTAATTTTACAGACTTAAAGATTCAAAAAACTTTACCTACTGAAGGCTACCATGTTTGGCACATAGAACATGGAAAAGGATTTGATATTGAAGCTAGAGCTTTTGTTTTTTCTATATATTTAAATGATGTCGAAGATGGGGGAGAAACAGAATTTTTACATTTTTCAAAAAGAGTAAAACCTAAGACAGGTAGAATAGTTATTTGGCCTGCAGCATTTCCTTATTTACACAGAGGAAATCCTCCTTTATCTGGTAAAAAATATATATTAACTTCTTGGATGATGTTAAAATGAATTCTATTGTTAAAGTAGATAATATATTTCCCAATTTAATTGCGACTAAGACCTTAGACTTATCTAAATTAAAAGTTATAGGTAAAAAATTTAATAAAACTTTTGAATCTAATATACAAACTACATTAATAGGCGATACTTTATTTGACGTTAGTTCTATGAACTATTTAAATATTAATCTAACAGATTTATTGTCTTATTTATTAAAACCCTACTGTAAACATTTTGCATTTAAAGTAGATTGTATTTGGATTAATAAATACAATAAAAAAGACTATCAAGGCTCTCATGTTCATCCAAGTGACTTTTCATTTATAATCTATTACAAAGTAGATAAATCACATACAGTTTTTAATTCACCTGTTAAAAAATTACTAGAAACTTTTGATAACAAAATTTTTGATAAAGATTATGAGCCTAACTCTAAACAAGGAGACATAATAATATTTCCTTCTTACTTAGAGCATTGGGTAAAACCTAATTCAAATAATACTACTATCTCAGGCAATATAAAAATGAAAGAATTAAAAAAATAAAATACAGATAATGATTAAAATAACAGATAATTTTTTTAATGAAAAAGATTTAAAATTTATACAGGATTTTGCCTTAACTAAAGCATTTTACACACCTTGTTTTTTTACAAATACTACAGAAAAAAATAAACAAAATCATTACGGTAATAGATGGCTATTAAAAAACAAACCTGAATTATTAAAATTATTTAAAAAACAATCAGAATTAAAATTTAAAATAAAAATAAAAAAAGTCGATTTAGATTCAGGGATCGACCAAAGAAATTTAGATCATTTCAAACCACATATAGATACAGAGGCTTCTGTTATAAATATATTAGTTATGTTGTCTGGTAAAACTGATGTTACTAATGGAACAGTTTTTTATACTGATACTAAATTAGATATTCATGTTGGTTTTAGGGAAAATAGAGCAGTTATGTTTCCATCAGATTGGTGGCATTCTCAACACGCAAGTAATACACCAAATTTAAAAAGGTATACCGCAACTTTATTTGTAAAAGATTATGAAGAATAAGAAGTAGGTCTTGCACCTAATCTAGTAATTTTTTCAGATTCAGTTTCTGTAGAATTACCATCTTCATCTACTGCATTATCATTATCCCAATCAGATTGTAATTGAGTTAAATGTGCTGAATCCCACTTAGATGAAAATTGACTTATGTCTCCAATGTTTGCATCAGCAAATGATGAATGAGGTGTTGAATCTTTATATTCTACTTCATCAGAAGTAGTTGAACTACCGTGTTGAATAGCCCAAATATTTGAAAATTTAGAATCAGACCAAAAAGAATTATCAGATATAGTGTAGGGAGTACCTGCTGCATCCCCTGATTGTTTAATAATTAGTTTGTCTTCAAATACTATTGTCCAATTTGCGTTTGTTGCCATTTTTTCTCCTAAGTTTTAATAATGTAAATCAATGCTATGTAGGGTTGAAGAACTGAAGTTGCATCTCCAGAAAAAGTTGCACTCATATTGTGAGAGTGACCATCACCTGAACCAGCGTTACTTGTACCTGTACTACGTACACCAGCGTTATAACCTCGACCTATAGTACTATTTGAGTCTGCTGCTGGAGTATTAAAATTGACACTGTGACTGTGAGAAGCAAGTTGTGCAGTTGATAAGGTTGCATTAGCTGTTGAACCACCAACATTACCAGTTGAAGTAGCTGTATTTGCTCCACCTGTTGAAGCTAAAGCTTTGTTGTTAGATTTTCCAACTGGTGTATTATCTTGTAAATCAGGTACAAGAAAAGTAGTTGATCCATCGCCTGCACCGTAAGTAGTACCTACAATTGCAAATAATGCAGAGTAAGTTGATCTTGAAACTGTTTGACCATTACATTCTAAAAATCCAGATGGAAGAGATGTTGAAGACCATGGAACAATAGTTGCAGTTGGAATACCACCTTCTAGTAGTTCTCCACCATTAATCATTTCTGTTCCGTCTGAAAATAATGCCATTATAAATCTCCTTATATCTTAGATAAATTAATTTTAAATTTTTCTCCTGATATATTATTTATCATAAATATATCATTTTCACCTTCTTGTAAAGTCCAATTTCCTTTAGTTCCATCAACTATATTGCCTTTTTCTTTATATTTATTAGAAAGATGTAAGTCTCCTGTATATATGTTTCTCCATACATTACCTACAGCTCCTAAATCATAAGTGTCGTTTGCACCCGGTAAAATGTGTCCTGTAGCAGTTACTTGTCCTGTTGAACTGACACCTTCTAAGACATTGGTCCCATCAGAATATAGAATTTTTTTACCCTTATCTGTTGTAGACCAAGTAGCACCCGTCCCAGAAGTAGGTTTAAATGTAACTGTAAATGCACCGCTAGTTGCATTTTCAATTATATAAGTTTTTTCAATGGAATCAGGAATTACAACATCAACATTTGATGTAATTGTTCCGGTTAATTTTAGTACTTGATTTTTACCATTAGATAAAACACCATTAGAAAAAGTTAAAGTTGCACCTGTTGTTGCATTCAATCCTACAGCATCATAACCACCAATTGCTTGTTCTAATATAAGTAAATTAGTATTAGTAATTTGACCCCAAGTTCCAGAATTTTCTCCAGTTGCTTGTACGGTTAGTTTTAAATTTGTGGATGTAGTAT